GCTTTCTTCGAAGGCTTCTTTGCTGACCAAACTAATTCGGCCATGGTTATAATGTACCACAACATAAAAATATTATCTATGAACGCTATTATCCGCCAGTATACGTGCCGTGGCTTAATGGATATACCCGTCCTCTCCTACTCCATTAGGAGCGAGAGCGTGGCGACACTCCCGCAAAGCGGGAGTTGAGCCTCCCTGACCCTTCCGAATCGGGCAGCTATGATGCATTGCCGATTAAGGCAGGGTCGGTGATGGGAACCGTCTCAGGGCTACAAAGATTAGCTTTAATCTCTGCATGACTGCATGGAAACTCGTACGTTCTGTCTATACGACGTGTAACCTCGTTACCGTCCTGAGACCGGTCTGAATAATATGTTTTAGGTGACAGTGTTGATGTAATTATTATGCGTCTCGCGAGAAACTGACGGGAGCCTCCCTTACATTCTACGCGGATCTGATATCTGTCTAACAAACGAAGAAGAGTATCATAAGGAATAACACCGGGTGAGAAGTTATCAAAGATTACATCTTCATGAGCGTCATAACCCTCAAACCATTTGGATTCGTTATTAACCCATGCATTAGGAAACAATTCATTAGCCAACCTTGTTTTACCAGTACCTGCCAAACCAAAAAACCAAAAAACCTGCGGTTTCCATGACCGAGGAGGTTCAAAATAAACCAGATTCACTTGAGCAACCCTGATACTTTGCATCGATCGGGCTGAGGGGATGATATCCCTCATAGTTGCTCCTTGCTTTACAAGGTCGTGAATCCTCTGAATGTCATTACGCTTACCTTGTTCTGAGGGAGTGCCTGACTCCCAAAGAACTTTTTCTTTAGAACAATACCGCTGATTTTGCTTATCGTTGCCCTTAGCCAACTGAATATTTGCGGTCGCAAATTTCTTCTTCAATGAATTCCATGTTGCACCGTTTTTAAGACGGACATAACAGTGTACGTGAGGTGTTCCTGTTGTAGGAGCTACCTCATCTGCTATAATACAGTATTCAGTCTTTAAGTCCTTCAAAGCCTTAATGTCTTTATCTTCATGATTGTTGATCGTCAAGAACCATGTCCTGGGTCGGTGCCCTGGGTCAATATCAATAGAGTCCTCATATTCTATATGATCCTCCATTCTATTCTCTATGAAGATTATTATTTTACACAGAAGTAATTACACAAAAGTCGGGGGTAATACTAGCACCCCGACTTTTGCTATTCTTTATCAATATTCCTAAACTATTCCTAAAGATCTAAGCATCCTTGAATCTAGTCTCCATTGCAGCCTTCACAGCCCAACTCCTATCTGTCGAAAGGAGGTCAGGCAGAAGAGCCTGCTGATTAGTGCGGACACAGAGGATGAGGATAACGTTAACGAACTGGTAGTTGGTAGGTTCAAATGCATTACTTGTAGTATTATCAGTATCGCTAAAGCGAATCTTCTTCTTACTCTTAGGCATCCACAACTGAACATTACGTTGACATGGGTAACAGGGGTTAGTACCTTGTCCCTGCAAGGCAAAATTAACGGGTCCGATGAAAGCACCAGTCGCCGTTGGCGCCGGCCACGTATCATTCGAACAAGGATTCTGAGGTTGGGTTAAACGGAATTTAATGTCTTTATGGACGGTGAACTGATCAGTATTGATATGAAAATCATCCATGATTTCCTTTACAGTTCCGACCATCGTAAGACCAATCATATCATGAGCTCTATTCCAAAACATCCCGGAAGTGTAGCTAGGCACAAGACCGGCCTGAATCTGCTTAGCAGATAGATGTAGAACTCTAAACTGTAGTCCCGAGGCTGCTGCTGCATACGTTCCACAATCGGAAGTATTCCAGGGAGCAGCTGTGATCTGAAGATCTAACTTTGCACTTTGCAAATACCCATAATCCCCAGTAATTTGATCACTGTCATTGCCTGTTGTCATACCATATCCACCTAAAGGTACTATGGTTCCTCCACCAATATTCGTATTGATATCGTTCGATTCCGTATTGAGATATTCTCCAGTCTGGAATCCGAGACAGGTACAGGCATTAGCACCAACATCGGAGATGCCGGGTAGTGTTTGGGGTGACGCCCTAGAGGGCTGAAGATATCCACCAACCTGGGCTGGGGCATAGTCATCATATTTAAAGTTACGACCACAATAACGAGTTTCTTTCCTCGTCTTTATTATTTGCTTCACTTCTTTCTTCTCAAGCTTATTAAGTCCTGACTTAGCTACAGCACCGATCGTCAGCTTCCTGTTCTTGCCAGAACGTTTTCTGCCCGATGCTTTCTTCGAAGGCTTCTTTGCTGACCAAACTAATTCGGCCATGGTTATAATGTACCACAACATAAAAATATTATCTATGAACGCTATTA